TTGCATGCCATTGCATTATGTTGTGCAATATTTGAACTGAGTTGTGCAATTTATGTATATTTGCACAACCGATATAACAGAGAATATATGACTACAGTAAAAGCATTTATAAGAACTGGGAAGAAAGATAAAGAAGTAAATGTCAGATTTCGATTATCTGATGGACGCAATGTACAGTTATTCCACAAATCAGATATTATGGTCTCTCCTACTCTTTGGGATGCCAAGACTGAAAAATATAAGGCTAAAAGTATTATAAAGTTAGACATAAGAACATCATTTAACACATCTATTGAAGAACGGAAGAATCTAATTTTATCCATTTATGGGAGCAACAAAGAATTAACCAGTGAAAAACTGGAAATCTTAATAGACCAGCACTTACATCCTGAAAAATACAACATCAGCAGTGAAGAGGAATCCATGTGTAGTATGTTCCAACGCTATGTTGACGGATGGCTAAATGCAGGTGTAATAGGTCCCGGCAGAAAGAAACATTACGATGTAGTGATAAGGGAACTGACTCGATTCCTCATTATCAATGGCATTGACGGGTTGCCGGTCAATAAATTCAACAAGGAACATATTCTAAATTTTCGTGATTTTCTACGCAAAGAATACACTCTGGTTGAAAAATTTCCAGAACTGTACGCAGAAATGAATAAGCGGAATATACCATCAAAGGAAAGAAGCCAGAATACAATTGCTGAGAAACTTTTATTGTTACAAGCATTTATGGTGGAGCTTGAAAGTAATGATGTTATTCCCGTATCTCCTTTCCGCAAGATAGGAAAAGAAAAAGAGTCCATTATGAAGCAACAATATGACGAGCCTTTCTTTCTCACCAAAACAGAATTCAATGAAGTTGTCCACAAAGAATGTCCCGAAACATTGCAGCGAGTAAAAGATGTATTCGTTGTTCAATGTTGTTTCGGTTGCCGTATAGGTGATTTCAGACGATTCACTTTTGATAATATCAGCATTGAAGAAGGAATACCTTACATTCATTATTTACCTCAAAAAACACACAAGGATGGACTTATACGCACTGAGATAAAAACTCCCATCATTCGTATTGCTTATGATATTATTATGAAGTATAAAGGTAGGCTACCAAGCAATGCTTTGTTACCCTATTATCCTGATGGCAATGGTGAAACCGGGTACAATTATCAAATAAAAAAACTACTTGAATACTGTGAGATTAGCCGGAAAGTGGCAATGTTTAGTGCGGCATTGGAAACAAATGAGTACAAATCCATATATGAGATTGCAAGCAGTAAACTTGCCCGTAAAACTCATGTAGATTTAATGAATAAAGTTCAGATAGATAAATACGCAGCAGGACTTCATGCAAAAGGCAGTGGAGCCGTAGACAGATATACTGGATTAGGTATAAAAGAACGTTTTATTTTAATGTGTGCGGCTTTTGGCTGTAACCAGTATGAAGTTGACAATGATTTATCTGTAATGGAATAGGCTCACTTAGTATCTCATATTGATACTCTGTTATTTGACACCATCCCCGTAGTTGAGCAGCTACGGGGATTTTTTACTGAAAAAGAAGCGATTCATTCAACTGTCCTTTCCACAATCTCCATCACTACATGGCTTGACTCCAACCAGAGCCAATACCACAGCCAAAGCATAATCCCACCCAACCAAACAAAAGCCACATCAATATAGTACAAATTTAATATCCTGCTAACCAATACACATAAGAGTTCTCCGCAAAGCACATAGGCAGCAACCATAGTAACAAGCTGGTCATTGGCAACAGTTATCAAAACCAGAATGCCTATAACGGGAAGAAGGGAAATACAATCAATTAGAAGTTGTTGTTTGTCATTCATAATACAATAGGGATTAGAATACAAATATAAACATTATTTTGTATAAAACAACCCTCTATAATAGGAATTTCTGACAAAAAAGAAACGAACTATTATTACAATATAAACAAAAAGAGCGACTATTCAGCCGCCCCTTTCGCATTAACGAGATAGACATAAAAGTATCTCAAATCATCTCTGTAGATGGATGCCGAACCACTACAGAGTTTCCATTCATTCTACAGTTTCTCCTTTTTCATTCAGAAGTACCGTCACTTCTTCAGTGGATTGATTTTCCTTGGTGATGGTCAACACAACCTTATAAATCTTACCGGTTTCTTTCTCGGAAATGAAAGCCTCCTTTATTACAGCCCCCTCATAGTCCTTAGCCAAGACATTCATAACTGCCTGAGGCAAGTCTTTTACTTCCACTTTTGTGAACTCATCCTGAGGATTTTGCTGAGTTTGCTCTACAGACTGTGTTCCAGAAACCACGTAAGCAAATGCTACTGAACTGCCTAATCCCATAACCATTGCTAATGCTACCAATACTTTTTTCATAATCGTAAGTTTTAAGTAAATAAATATAGTTTTTGTATTAACTATAGAACAAACGATATGCCATGATGTACATCAGTACATAATACATTATACATCAGCATATTATAAAAACAAGAAGGAATAATTATGTGTGGAAATATGTGGAACTGAGTACCACACATGGGGAATAATTACACAATATGGATTACTTAATTCCTGGGAAATGGAACAAGGCAGCTGAATAAGCTGCCCCTTCTATAAAACAGTCAACAAACAGACATTCACTAATCAAATGACATAAACATAAGCATAAATAACCCGGCTAAAGCCATAGCAAATGCAATTACCATACAAAACTCTTTTTTCATAACTAATAATTTGGTTAAACACATATTTCCATCACACGTTCAACAACGCACTCTTGTCTCCGACAAAACCTCAGCCGCATAAAAGCTGAGGTCCAGCATGTTCCTTTCAATATATACAATCAATTAGAGCACACAATGTTGGAACATTCTGTAAATCCAGTATAAAGAAACTGCAATGGCTGAAAGAAGGACTATACTAACACTATATACCGGATTCTACTATAAAGACAACTGCTTTTCTGAAATTCCCTACGTGACTTGAGGGAATTTTTATAAAAGAAAGGGCACGCAAACGAAAAAACTCAATAGAAGTTAGGATATGTCATAAACAATAAGCACGAATTGTTAATCTGGAGATAAAAATAAAGGCAGGCTTATTGGGCTGCCTTTTCAAAGATTGCTTTAAATTCAAATTATTTAGAGGCATCTATTATAGCCTGCTTATCATCTCCAATTAAAATTTCATTCTTATTAAAATCGACTGCCACGTATTTATCATTAAACTGATTAAAATAGAGATTAGCTCTTTCTATAAATTCATTGGTAATTTCATCGTTAAGTCCAAAAGCCATAGCTATCCTTTTTGCCGCTCTTTTTGCAACTCGCCTCATATCAGAAGCACTACGCTTATTACAATTTACAATGGGAGTAATTGTTTTATAAAAAGTATCTATGAATTTATGACGAACAAATGAATTATTAAAAGCCTCATATATTTCCCTTTCTATATATTCATATTCCTTTCCCTGCTGGTTAAAAAACTCGATTCCTCTATCCTTATCTGCAAAATATAATCTAAATTCAAGAGAGCTTTTAGAACTTTTATTCATACGCTTGTGAATGTGCAAGCTACGCTCCCAACCAATAGACAGACCACTATGGTGGTTATCTATTTTCATAGTTTGATTTTCAATTAGTGGATGTAATGCCATATACTATTTAATTACTTTAGCCTATATTAGTACAATAATAGATAAAGTGACACCATAGGAAAAAATATTTATGCTACACCTTAGATAACATTTACTATTGTAAAAGGTTGAAATGCATAAGATTGTAACTACTATTTAACTTGGAGTACCATATCCTTTTTCTATATTAATATCTCTCAATTTAACATATAGTTCAAATGGGGTTCCTTTGGTTGCTACCCATTCTGTCAAAATATTCACCAATTCATTCATATCATTTCGATACGACTGTCGGCTATCAGCACCACGTATACCATCTTTGTCTTTACGATGCCCACCTGTTAAAAATGTATTTGCCTCTTCATATATAATGCTTCGCATTTCTTTAAATTCTTCCCCCTTTGGCAAATGTTTTGAAAATAGAGGACGGATAACTTTATAATATAACTGATATTTTTCTTCTGGATTATCTATTGGGTCGATAGGTAAATCTTCTATTTCTTTTTTTAAAGATAACTCTCCATCAATATCGAACTCAAACGTCTGATTCTTTATTTCATCAGCTTTTGCTAATATTTCCATCTTTTCGCGTTCCTTTTGCTCATGAAGTTGCCTAAGTTTTTCTTCCTGGGTTACTTTTCTACTATCATCTTTTTTCATATCCGCTAAATATTATAAATTAATTCTTTAATTTCTTGTACACTCTCTATTAAGCTTTCCTTTTCAAAAGGATGAGTATTAAACAATTTTAATGCATCAGTCATGGCTGGTATATTTTTAGCTAGTGGACTGCTCCAAACCTTTGTAAATCCATTTTGAGAGGCTTCATACATATAAATAGCATATATTATAGAAGGATGCAACGACCATTCTTGCGCACATTTATTCACAATGGAAGGCGAATTTATATATGAAGAAACAAACTTTAAACGTTCCTTATTTAATAAGAAATCGCGAGCAAATTCATCAGGAGAAACTTCGTCTACTAAAAATAAATCAGAATTATTTTCTTCCGAAATATGATAACACCTTTCTGATATTTCTTTAAAATCATACAATACATGGTATAGTTCATGTAAAAGGACAAACCACAAAGTAGGATAACGATTATTTAAGTCGGATAAGACAATACAAGGTTTACCATTGCAAGAAAAAGTTGCACCTTTTATTTGCAAATTAGGTATATGAGGTTGATATATCACTGTTATACCTATTTTAAATAAAGCTCTAACTACTGCTAATAGTCCCCCTTTTATATCCCTAGTATATGGCTTTATTTTATAAATTAAGTCTGTTAAATATTCACGGCGATACTCATTCGGATTATTAATCAATTTGAATTGAACATACGCAGATTTTATCCAAAAGTTACGTATCAACTCATGAGAATCTCTTTTGGATCTACTAAAAGCTGGAAAAATACTATTCTCTGTATAATCATAAACTGTAGGAATGCCAAAAAAGGAAGTAATTCGTTTCTTGATATGCATTAGTGATTGATTAGCTATCAAATCTCCACTTTTGAAAAAACCTATTTTCTTGAGAAGAGCGATATCAAAATTTGCCACAATATATCCAGCTTCACGTGCTTTTTGTATTTCTCCTATTTGTTCAGAAGGCATCTTAGGCACGTATAACTTCATAATGTCACTAATTGATAAACCTAAAAAATGGGCCAATTTGATAACATTGATAATATCTATACGTTCTCCTGTATTATTCAATATTGCCAGTAATGATTTATGGCTGATATCCAATAAACGCTCAGCCTGGGTAGTAGTCATATTCAAATCATTGAGTTTGCTTTGAAATAATTCTTTTAGTGTCATTCCATTACATTCTATTAACCCATGACTAGTTGACTGAATTGCCACATCCAAAACTTTCCTTAATTCTATATCTATATTATCCATACAAAGGTAATTTTACCGCAAATATAGATACTATTTTGGAATATTCAATTAAAATCAAGGTAATTTTACCTCGATTTTAATTGAATATTCCAAAATAAATTCTACCATACAAATATGTTATAGGTTACACCGATACCAACGAATAAACCCCCCGGATAGCCATACCCAGCCTGCAAACCAAAGCCCCACCGCTTCTTCTTCGACTTGATGGCGACTGGATGGTATATATCATTCGTCACCGTCTGATAAACCGTCTTCGGATACACCACCATACTATCCAGCCGAGGGTCTACATATCCGCTCACTACCGCACGATATAAACTATCTGAATACACCACTTGCTTACGATGAAGCAAGGTATCACCTATCCGTGTCGTATCATCCGGCACGAAACGCCAGAACACAGCCATAGGTGCAGAGATAAGCATCGTATCTACCTTGACAACCGTCTTTATCTTCGTTTCTACACGAACTTCAGCCGGAGACTGCTCATGCGGACGAAACCAAGCCGCCACACAAGCAATTGCCAGCAATACAACCAATATCCACAGTAACTTTTTCATTCCTCAAACCTTAAATCGTTAATCCGATTCATCCACCCCCGTTTGAATTTATTGTTCGCCGGACGAGAGCGGCATATATCCTCGATGAAATCGAACCGTGCAATCTTAATCATGTCGAACAACTCACGCGGGTTCCTGGCATTCACCGCAGCGAGTGTCTTAGGACCTACTATTCCATCCACAGTAACACCAAGCAAGCGTTGAGGTATCTTTATTCCGTGTGCACCCGATGCCCACACCCAATCGACAAGGATATTTGCTACGGACTGGCTCGTTATCAAATCTGCCTTCCATCTATCCCAATAATGCGGCTTGAGCACCCGGTTAACGACATCCTCACGGGTAAGCAGACGCAGGTCATCCACGTCTATATCACCGTCACCGTCCTTGTCATAGCCGCATGACTTCCACGTGCCGATAGTCACACCCATATTCGTTGCACCTCCAAGGTCTGCCGGGTCATTCACGAAACCGCCTTCCCATTTGAGAATCCAAGGCGCTAATTTATACACATTCGCCATTCTTATTTTCCTCCTTGATTTTTGGTTTTACATAAAAATACAATATATTTGCAAACGCCTTTGTTTAAACTTTAAGTTGTGTAGTATTAAGGGAAAGGGAGCCGTTGTGAAACACCTTCCTTTCCGCGAATCAGTAGCCGTTTTGCGGTTCTCTGTCACCGCATTTCTTCCTCTCACACCGTTTCAGTGCCAGTTCCAGTTTCAGGTCAGAATTAGCCTCCTTCAGTGTAAACAACTCATCCTGCACCTTACGGAGCCGGTCTGTCTGCTCCACAAATCGCTGTTCCTTCTCCGAAAGCTGCTTCTGCAGGAACTCGTTGTACTCCCGTAATGCCTTGAACTCCTCGACATCAGCATGCGCGTCCTCAATACGCGCATTGGTCTTGCGCGACATCCACCACTTAACAAGCTGCTTGATGCCCTCGATGCCACCGAGTGCGGTCACCAACATAATCCAATCATTCATTTCCATTTCTCCCGGTTTAACAATCGATACAAATTATAAGCACCCCCACATAAGCACAAGCAAACGCTGCCATCTCCGCCCAGAACAGCCATTTCCGGTATCTCAACATGATAACAACGGCTATCGGGAAAGCAACCGCAGGCAAGTACCACATACCGGAGAGACAAACCCAAAGAATTGTAGCTAATCCGGCTATTACTGTCCCTGCATAATGTACTTTGCTCTGAAATTCCTCCTTGAACAGCGGGGCTGTCCCGACGAACATCAGCCCACCGCAAGCAAGAAATGCCAAACATTGCAGGTTCTCCGATGAGCATTCAATCCACACCGGCATAAGCAGCATGGCAGGAACGGCCATCGCCGCCTGAAACAGCCACGCCGGGCGGTTCCGTTTCTTCAGTTGATAATAGGTGTCAGAGAGCGACCAGGGCACTCCGCACACTCTCACCGCATACATTATGTACATAGTGAGCAAAAACAGCGACATAAAACATAAGTAAATCATAAGCTATCAATTTAAAGGTTGAACACTAATTTTTCAGGATAACCGGAAGTGTAATCATACGCTCCGACCTCCTCTTTCGTAGCAAGTCCCATAACCGCGGCCAGATGTTCCTGCGTGGCATTATAGCATTCCAGGGCATACAGTTCCAGTGCGGCCAGCATCTGCAAGGCAAGAGGAATGGGGATTACATACTTCACGGCATCATACCACAGCACGGTTGTCTCCTTACCCACAGCCTGCTCGATAGTAATTGAGTTTACCAGTCCTACCCGCGTATCCTTGTCAAGCCACATCCGCTTGCCGCCAAGCGTAAAGGAATTCACGGCATCGGACCCGTCGTAAACAGCAATTTCATTGACCTTCGCGCTCTTCACACCCTCCAAAGTCGGTTCATAGGGAGGGGTTAATTCACATTCGAGAATTTCCTTTGCAGACGCTGCCGGATGGGCTTCGTAAAATGCTTCCTGTTCCGCATTCAACGGTACCCAGGCTCCATCCAGGTAATCCTCATAGGTTGTACCCACTTCATAGTTTTCGTCCAGTTCAAAATCAAGACGGACAACTTTCTCCTCTGAATAAATATGTATATATTGCATTATTGTTAAAGCCTATTTTTATTCATTATGATAAATCGGTAATTCGTTCTAATACCTGATGTAAGCGGTGCCGTATTTATTTCAGTAAATGAGCCCAGATAATCCGAAGATTTGAACATACGATACGGAGAAGAACTTTCCTGTGCTATCGCATACTTTCCGTCAGACGAAAGCCCCAAAGCAAAGCTATTGCCAATAACGGAATGCTTCAATGCCCAGGTTTTTCCGTAATCGGCGGATATACGTGCACCGGAATAAGAGTACCCTCCCTCTATAACCATATATTTCCCGTCATAGGATATGGCCAATGTACGGGCAGAGAAACTCGAATCGGTAATTTTAGTCCACGTCTTCCCATAATCCCCGGAATAATAGGCATAGTATAACTTTGATGAACTCTCCCTGTTGCAGCAACACAACATGTATTTGCCGTCACCGGAAATGGCAATCTTTGTGATAGGCCCCCTGAATATTTCACTGCTGAAAGTTTCTCCATAATCGGAAGATATAAACAGCTCATGGGTAGTATAATAGGGAGAATTTGACGCATATGCCACTACGTATCTGCCGGAATGGGACATTTCCACCCCCATGAGAGGCACGGTATTGTCTTTTAATCCATTGGAGACCCGCCATGTCTTCCCATAATCCCCGGAAAGCATCAAATCATATTTGTTATTGCTATTCTGACACACAACAGCGACCAGATTCCCCCTGCCGTTGCAGGCTATCGAGTATACGGAATAGCAATTATCAGGCTTGAAAGGTTCTGCCGTCTCCAGAAAATCCGTAGAACGCAATAATCCCACATTTGCCATATAGCACGAGCAATAGATATGCCTGCCGTCTCCGGACATGGCAATCCTCGTTCTATCGTTGCTGAAAAAGTATTCGTTTACATTAGGAAGGTCGGAAGGTTGTCTTCTGGTCCATGTCATTCCACAATCCTTGGAAATATCTATTAAGGCTCTACTGTCGGAGAATGCAATCACATACTGACCGTCCTTTATATTATTGCTTCGTCTTTTTAATACACTCATAAACCTTAGTCCCTTGTTTTTACGGATATTGAATAGGCGCCAGCGGCATAGCACCAGATACTAATCTCAAAGATATCTCCAGCGGAAACACTGATTGAAGTACCGGACATCGAAGTGAACGCGCCGGTATTGGGTATCGGCTGTGTGAATGCCGCCGATGCGACGCAGCGGATATACAAGTCATTGCCCACTGACATTCCGGAAGCAAGGCTGATGTTCGTGGCAGAACCCAACCTTGCAGTGATACTTCTCTTGGAAATTGGCAGGGAGGCCAGTGTCGTGACCGTATTCGCACCGGTGACTGTCGGGTCACCGACACCTTGCGGCCCTTGTGGTCCTTGCGCACCAGTCGCCCCTTTAGGTCCAGTAGCTCCGGTAGCACCCGTAGCGCCTTTTGCTCCGGTAGCACCCTTCAGGTTCTTGAAAGCAAAGGAAAAGGTTCTGGCCAATGCGGTACCACCGAGAGAAACGGTCACGGAGGGCGTACCGATGTTGGCGTCAACCGTAGCAGTAGCACCGGTAATACTGGCACTTGCACCTGCTGCACCCGTGGCACCAGTAGCACCGGTAGCGCCTTTTGCACCCGTATCACCTTTGTCTCCTTTATCGCCCTTTGGACCTTGTATTCCTTGTGCACCAGTGGCGCCTTTTGCACCAGCAGGACCGGTAGCACCAGTATCACCTTTTACTCCTTGCGGTCCTGTGGCACCGGTATCACCTTTCATGCCTTGTGGACCTTGTACGCCTTGAGGACCTTGCGCTCCCGTATCCCCCTTCTCGCCTTTATCGCCCTTTGGACCTTGCAATTGTCCTTGACTTTGCCAATCACCGTTATACCAGGCATAATATGTATAAGGCAATGCAGTTCCAACGGAATAGAAACCAGTGATGTTTGCCCCGTCAGGTACAGCAGTCTTTAAGGCATCAAGCGTATCGTAACGTCCAAGAAGGGTGAATGTATCTCCCGGCTTGCCTTTCACATAGATATCCGTCTTAACGTATTCTTTAGCGCTCTTATCCCATTGGTATACATAGTGGTCTGCACCGATGTAGGTAGGATGTTCTGCCGTATCAGTAGCATTCGCAGTAGCCGTCTCCGATTCCTGCTTGAGGGCAGCAAATTCAGTGACACGGGTACTTTCAGCATTTACGCGTCCGGTTTCGGCTGTTTGGCGGTTAGTTTCCGCACTATTACGTGTATCCTCAGCAGTGCTTCGGGCATTCTCAGCAGTAACGCGCTTACCTTCTGCTGTAGCACGACTGGTTTCAGCATTGACACGACCCGTTTCGGCTGTCTGTCGGGTTGACTCTGCGTTGGCCCGCACTGTCTCAGCATTTTTACGTTCCTCCTCGGCGCTGACACGTTTACCTTCGGCAGTAACACGGCCGGTTTCGGCAGTTGCCCGTCCGGTCTCAGACGTCTGTCGGACCGCTTCAGCTTTGCCTCGCTCTGTCTCTGCCGTTTTCCTGAGACCTTCGGCTGTCACACGTTCCTTTTCGGCATTGATACGCGTAGTTTCAGCAGATGCGCGGGTACTTTCAGATGAAGCACGCTTTGTCTCAGCCGTTTCACGGGATTTCTCAGCTTCCTTGCGTGCGTTCTCCACTATGACACGCTCCGCTTCGGCTTTGCGCACTTCCTCAGCAGCTTCCTCAGCAGGGGCAGACAGCAACTCAAGCGGTGCCTCGACCACCGATTCTTCCATACCGGCAAGACGGAGGGCGGGCAGGCTCACGATATCGGCCAGCGAATCGACAATCTCCACATCGCCCACACCTTGGGAGCCGACAAGAAGGGCTTTCTTCACCTCCTCTACAAGCTGGTTGAACTGATTTGATTCCAATACCATAATTTTCAGAATTGATTTAAGATGGCTGGATGACGTTCAGTTGGTTAATTACCGCACGTTTCACGGCAGCTATGAGCCGCGAGTTCTTCACCACAAGTTCAAGAGCCTTGCAATACTGTTCCGGGATTTCCACCGCATCTTTCGAGTAGTAGATTTCCCGTGCCAGGTCTTCAAAGCCTATATCCAGAAGGATACTTCCGTTGTACATCATTTCATTGCCGACCGTTTCGGCTACGTCGAAGGTCTGCTTGGCGCCTTCGAATGAGGTCTGGGCCTCGATTTTCTTAAAGTTGATTTTCATACTTTCTATTTTAATTATTCTATATACTCATCCATGACAGATACCAATTCCCCAAAACCCGTTTTATCACATGCCATTCACGCCCGTTGATATTCGTCCTGGAAGAGTTCGCGAACGTACCGGAAGGAAAACTGATGGTATTCCCGTTCGGCATTATCCATATCTCATGCCCGTCAGAAGAGGACGGAAGGGATATAGTACAGTTGCCGTAAAAAAGCAGTGTGTGGTCGGTCGCCTTAATGCTGTACCTTGTAACCGAAGAGAGTATCACGTCAGTATTCCGGTATACACCTTGCGTCTTCAGCGGCCCGGCAATTTCCAGAGTCCCGGAGGACGGAGCATACATCTTCCCCACTATCACATCACCACCGAAATAGCTCTCGCCGGAAGATACGTGTATGGCCCTATTGCGCCCCGGAATGGTTGCAGAGATGGTTACCACCCCTTTGACTGTGCCCGCTTCCATAGTCTGGTAGGGCCTTATCAGGATGCTATTGGCTCCTCCGTCCGACGCTATCGCATGCAGATAGTAGCTCTTGCTGAGTTCGAATTGCGTAGTGCTATCTGTAAGGTCGGTCACGAACGCTCTCGAGTTGGTGGATATACCGTTACCATGCAGATACAGATAGTCACCTATCCGGCCGCTGGAGGCGTTTATCTTTCCGTTTACGGTGATGCCGTTCAATATGGCGTTGGCACCGGAAATATTTCCTTTCAACGTAAGATTATTGGCTGTGATATCGTTAAGCGTGGCATTGGCACCGGATATGGTACCTTTCAGGGTAAGGTTGTTCGCGGTGATATCATTCAGTGTAGCCCCCGCCCCGGTAATGTTGCCCTTCAACGTAAGGTTATTAGCAGTAATGTCGTTCAGGATGGCGTCAATACCTGAGATATTGCCTTTTAATGTCAGATTATTAGCTGTGATGCCGTTCAGCGTAGCATCCGTGCCCGTTATGCTGCCCTTTAGAGTCAGGTTGTTTGCCGTGATGTCGTTCATCGTCACACGCCCGTTTGTATCGACCACGAAACTGCCGTTGATGATGGTCTTTCCCGTAAAGTTTATCCGGTCAGCCTCGATTGTAGCATTGGATATCAGCCTGCCCGCTTCGCCTTCGGTGATGAACGCGCTGATTTGAGCACGCCTGACGATATCACCGTTGGGGTCGACCTTTTCCGCAAACATGGTGGCGATATTGCTTTCCGTCACTAAACCGGCTTTGTCGATATTGGTAATGTTACCTTTGGAATCGAAGGTTATCTTCTGCACGAACTGGTCTATACGGCTGGCCGTCTGGCTAATGGCTGAGGTGTGCTGTTCCACGGTACCCTTCAGGCTGTTTGTGGCGGTCACCATACTTTCTATCTTCTCGGCAGTCACATGAAAGCTGCCTGCATGGGCGAACAGCTTGCCGTCCAGGTCAGAGACGGACGCACTGAAGTCTGCACGAAGACCGCGGGCCGATATGTCAATAGCAGACTTATATGCTTCGGTGATTCCAGTCTCAAGGCCTACAAGACCGGACGTGAATTCAGCTTTCAGACCACGGGCGGAGATGTCGATAGCAGAGGTGTATTCTTGCGTTATACGACTCTCAGTATTCGTCAGGTCCTCCGTGAACTTCGCTTCAAGGTTGCGCGCGGTAAGCAGGAATTCACTGTGATACTCTTCAAGCTTGCCTGCCGTGCTTCTGATTTCGTCAAGGTTCGCCTGAATCTTCTTGTCTGTAAGTTCAAAACGCATATTGAATTCCTCGCGCAAGTCAGCAAGAGCATCATCGGTTAGCGTAAGTGCATACAAGTACATGTCACCGGTAAAAGACATGTGGAAATCACCGGTTCCGTTCCACTTACCGGTTATCTCCATCTGTTTGAATTCAGTACTGGGATATAGGTCCTTAGAAAAGGAAATCGGGGTGTATTCCTCAAAACCTTCTTTGTTCTCGTTCTTGAAATGGAAGGCAAGAGTGCCGGGGCGCTTCACCAGATACTTGAAAGAGATAGTGAACTGCCGGGGGCGCTTGAGTTCGTCGAAGGTCTCAAAATCCGGATGGCGGTAAAAGTCTGAGTTGACCTGCTCGATATAGCTGTTCTTAAGGCGTAGCACATTCTTTGCGCGTTCGCTTACTATATCGGCGAAAGATTCCTTGTTCGCATAGAAGTTACTGTTGAAGTACAGCAGCCGACCGTCAACTCGGAAGATGCGTATGTTGCTGCTACCGGTCCAGTACTGCATGTCAGCGGCAAAAGACGCATTGTTAAGGTAATTGTTCAGGGCATTGATTTCATCACGCACGGATGAGATTTCAGACTTGATAAGTCCTTCAATGACAGTGAACATTGTCAGGATGTCCTCACCGGCCATCGTAAGGAATCGCCCTTTGATTTCTACGCCACCTTCCGGTGTGTACTTGATGTAAGTGCTCTCATCACGGGCGCCGATATAGGAAGTACCGTACACTTTCATGTAGGCATGCCCGGTGGATTTGTCAACACCGAAGGAGATTACATCTTTCCCCGTTAGGTTGAAGTCGTCAATGCCGGTGTAGAAAGTTATAGACGGGGATGTCTCGTTGGTAGACGATAGCACGATTGCGCTTTGAAGGTCTACATCTGTACGGTGGCCCAATCCTATAATGTCATCGCCCGCTTGGGGAACATCGCTGTCCTCATCGCAGATGGTCTTGGACAAATCGATGTAGTCACGTCCCACGGCCACAACCTCACGCCAATAGTAGCGATTGGAGGCATTAAGAGTGGTTCCTTCGACGATGTTGCACTCCTTTGCCTGCGCCAGCGAGCCTACACTGAACTCGTTGGCTATCGCCTCACCGTCCTGCTCGGCAAGAAAACTGCAGCGGTAGACGTCTTCCAGTTCCTCCACGCGGATGCACTTCATACCGGCATGGGTGATTATTTGTTCACCGCCTACATGGGTAGCTCTCTTGACTTGCAATTCATCAAAGACGGCCTTTATCTTCACATATAGACGGTCAACGACAGCCTGCGAGGTGCCGTCCTTGCGTACCGTGATACCGCTGCCGTTCTTGCCTATCAGCAATCCCTTCAAAAAGTTTATGATTTCTTCCGCTACGTCGCTTGCGTCCTTGCGGAGGAACATTCTCAGGGTACGCAAGGCTGAGAACACATTGAAGTTGCTTGCGGCCGTAGCGTCGTTGGTCTTGATGACATAGATGTTGCTTCCTCCCGAACCGGTGAAGGTCTGTCCCTTAAAAGTCAACTCTTCGACTTGCGTTTCAATATCGGAAATGCGGGAATAGGCGGTGCTTTCGCCAATCGTATACTGCGGGGAATCGTAAGGCTTGTCGAGGTTGATTTCAAAGCCGATGACACGGGACAAGCGCCCGTCCTTGAAGTAGGCAGGATTGACAAGGTTGATGCGCTGTCCTATGTCAAAGCTGTGATTTATTTGGTCTTTGTGTACCCAGATGGAGTTGAGCGTAGCCGTATAGGTGCCGTCGTCGATGCAGGTCTTTGCCACGTACTTCTTTGCAGTGGCAAGCAGTTCCTCTTCGGCAGCAGCCACCAGCCCAAGTTCGGTTATCTTCTCGGCATTCCAACCAGACAGTACATACTTGTCACCTTTTGAAGGGAACAACACTTCATCCGGCAAGGAACGGCCGTAGTCTTCATTCTGTACAATCTCCCAAAGTTGGGCATCAGGATTCCATGTGCCGTCGTCGTTCTTTTCGGTCAAACCAAGAGGATTAAAAGCTACGCCGAACTCCATGCCGTTGAGCTTGCCGGATTCGAACCTGATTTTGAGTTCCTGTCCTTCAAGGATGTATTCCTTCGAGAAGTTGATGCCTGAATCCTTGAACCGGTAGAAGGTAGCTTTTGTCTTTGTACCATCTTCATTATCTACCTCGCTCTCATAAAAGCTTACACCGGTGATTTCACCTACTCTTTTGGGGCAGATGTCATCAAATACAACAACGGCTTCGACAGCTTCCAAATCGGTCAAGCCCTCGTGGGCATCCACGTATGGAGTGCCTGCCGGAAGCATAAGGCGCTTCTGGACGATACCGTTGACAACAGCGGTCTGGTCTACCGGGCGATAGTTGGTAGGGATGTTTCTTGTTGAACCGAACGCATAGATTCTTGTAGCATAAGTACCCTTGCTATCACTCCGGCTCATGTCCTTGGCTTCCTTATCCAGTTCTATCTTAACAGCATCGGAGAACTCACAGCGTCCGAAGTTGATTACATGGTCCGTTACCCAACAATCACAACCCCAGTTATCAGCCATGCTGAACATAGCATCAATGAGGTTGGTATTGTCATAGGTCATCAATTTGGAGGAGTTCTCGACACTATCGTCAATGGAAAACACGAAGTCTTTTCCCTCATATTTATAACCAAGAGCTTTCAAATTGCGAAGGAATACACCCATCTGGACATCCAGTGAAGCGGTAAGGGACCAGGACGCTTCCAGTCCTCCGTACTCCGGGGTGTACTTGAATATCTTTGTTTTCCACTTGAAATAGTAAGCGTCAAAACGAAGTTCATAGGAGTAGCCTCCGTTCTTGTAGGTCGGATAGGGAATATCTACAATCTGATAGATTTTTGCCAATTTACCGCCCATGGAGGCATCGAGTACCCCACGCAGGTCAACGTAATCACCTACTTGGAAATCGACTGGGGACAGAGTATTAAAAGGTAGTACGACATAGTCCTCTTTCATTAAAGAGAACTTGCCTTTTGCACCGGGATTGATACCAGTTGAAAAGCGGGTATTGCCTTGTATGTCCTTAATATCTATCATGTAAACAAAGGTCGGACATAAAAAAAAGAAGCCCTAAAAATTAGAGCTTCCATACACGACAATGAATTTAATGTCGTAAATTTCTAGCCTACAACACGGTTAGATGGATTATACTCACAGAATTTGGCTGATATTTTCCCAAATGTCCGGTCTAAGCTTTGGGCATAAGAAACGCTCTTTCCTAAATATAGCAAATGATAAATATCACTACTGTTCTCAGGAATCTGAATATCAATTTTACCTTTGTAAAGTTCTTCATAAAAAGCTGTTTTCTTTGCCTGATAATCGGCAGGAGAATCACCTTCTACTGTAAAAACAAGAGTTAACTCACGCTCATCAAGCTTGGGGTTATCCATAAGAACTTGTTTCCCATGTTCCAAGCGTGATTTATTCTCTATAAACTCTTTCAGAGGTACCGGTGCTCCCAGTACATCAAGAAAGTTATCTCCCATTCTAACACCCCACTCTTTTAGGGCTTCTCTTCCGTTTATTATTAATTCTGCCATAACTATTATAGATTCTTTATATCCTGCTTGATATCATTTGTATTATCGAGTATTCGCGGACTATTCTTGGCAAGAATAACAGAGTTTTCAAGTATATCTCTACGGTCCATGTTACCTTCTACTTGGAATGTTCTCATTTCATCTACGATTCTTTCCATATTGGAGACTTTATCGGTCAATGCCTTTATGTCCTCTGTCGGGAAAACAATATGTACCTGCGACTGATAGCCGCTCGCTATTGTCTCTTTGGCTCTATCTGCGAAATTAGGAGTTCCAGATAACAAAGCTGGGACATCCCCACTTCTAAGATTGAGCAATGAAAGTTTGCCATTGATGGATGAAAGTAAACCGGTCTGTTGAATGGACTGGTTCTTTATTTCTTCCCCGGCAACCTGCAAAGCTGTAAAACGTCCGTTAAGTTCTTCGCCGGTATCTTGTGACATGGCTTCAAAACCCTTGCTACTCGCCTGCTGTAAAAACATGGTTCCAAAGAACTGGTTGATGGCATCAACTTCTTTCTTCATGTCGTCAACCATCGTCTGTTTCATGGAGTCGAGGAGCTGCTTTTCTTCGGAAGTCAGGTCGTCATCTCCCATGGCCTTTTTCCACTCATTGTACCACTTCTGCATCTGCGGTTTGAAGTTCTCCACATACATGGCCTTAATCAAAGCCTTGCGCATGTATTCGCTCATGTCATCGGAAATATCCTCCGCTGTGGCCTCTATATCGTACAAGGAATTCAGAATACCATCAGAGAACGACTCCCATTCCTGCTCAGCTTCATTACGGGCGTTCTCCGCTTCCTGGGCGGCTTCTTCCGCACGGTTGATGGCTCCCGTATCAAGAGTGGGGAAAAGCTTGTTAGCCGCATCCACAATGTCGACACCGGCTTTCTGAATTTCGGCTATCATCTCGTCCAGAGTCTTGCGCTCGGCCGTATCAATGGCACCGTCTTTCATAAATTCGGTATATTTGTCATACCAGGCCTGAATCTGAGGCTGGAGCTGGGCAGTAAACATGGAATCCACCAAGGCATTGCGCATATATTGATAGATATTGTCGGCTATGTCCTCGGCGGTAGCTTCTGCGTCATAGAGCACACTCTTGATACTGTCGGAGAAAGAGTTGAACGCTTTCCTTACCTCCTCTCCAGAGTCTTTCCACGCGTCACTGATTTCCCCGGCAGCATCGGCGACCTCCTTGCTCAACCCGTCAATGTCATTCTTGATGTTTGTACGCTCTTCATCGGTTACAAGTCCATCCTCTGAGTATTCCTTCCATTTTTCCCAGATGGCCTTGATACGCGGTTCGTACTGTTCAAGGTACATTGCCTCAATAAGCTCTTTCCGCATGGAATCGGAGATATTCTTGGCAACAGTCTCAGCAGTAACTTCCGTATCATACAAGGAACTTAATATTCCATCGGAGAATGATTTGAATTCCTCCTCAAGTTCTTTCTTTAGGTTGCTCTCAGTAATGCCAAGAGTATCACTCAGAATATCCTTAGCGGCCGTAATGTCGTTAGCCAACTTCTCCGCTTCGTTTCTTAACGCATCCTTTTCAGTGCCGGTTATGTCACCGTCAGACATGGCTTCCTGAACCTTCTTGTATAACTCCTCTATCTGCGGTTGGAAGCTATCGGTGAACATCTTATCAACCATCTGCTGACGGATGTACTCAAAGATGTTATCTGTCACATCCTCGGCAGTGGCTTCGACGGAGGACATGGCAGACTTGACGCTATCAACAAACGACTGCAAGTCTTCGGCGTTCTTCAGCTTGTCAGCAAACAAACTATTAACGTCCTCTACGCCCTTCATCATCTGCTCAATGTATTGGTCAATCCGAGAGCCGAGTTGTACCATGTCACTCTCGGACAATCCGTCTTTGGAAAGCCCTTCAAAGGTCTTGTACAACTCTTCCATCTTGCTCTTGTACTCCTTTTCATACAGAGCGTTAATCATTGCCTGACGGAAGTAATCATAGATATTATCAGAAACATCCTTGGCCGTCACATCAAGGGAAGTAAGAGAACTCTGCATACTACCGATGAAATCCTCATAGTTATCCGTGCTACTGTCGGTATCCTCTTTGGTCCATCCGAAAATTTCCGCAAGCTTGTCACGTTCGGCAAGTGCGGAACCGGCAATTGCGTCATACTGCTTCCGAAGAGCCTCCATCTCCTCCTTCGTAATGCCTCCTTGGTCTTTATTGGCCTGGGCAAAGGCATCGTACCACGTTTGAAGGTCCTCGGTAAATTTGTTGCCTACCATTGTGGTAAGCACGGCACGCTGCATATATCCGCTGAAACTGTCAGAAAAGTCTTTCGCGGAACTGCCCATATCCATGAGGGTATCCACAAAACTGTCGAAAACGCTATCGAACGTTGTCTGTGTCAGTTGTTCACTAATCTGGTTCTGAATATCCTCAATCCTTTCCTCTCCATCTATAATGCCGTTCAAATATTCTTGCACGTCACCGTCCATCTTCGCCCAGAAGGCAGGAGCTTCGGATTTAAGTTTCTCCAATTGCTCAACAGTGAGGTCAAACAGTCCGGTCATTCTTCCGGTCCCGACAAACTCTTTGGCGGCATTGACTGACATGTCGAGTGCGTCGGCAATGTCCTGCCAGTCGCTTGACGAGGTGTTCTTTGCCATCCGCTTGCCAATGGAATGGGAACCTGCGGATGCACCGGAATTAAGACGTTCTTTTCCCAGTAGGCGATATGCCTCAATTTGCTTTTCAACAAGGCCAAGCGCCTCTTCTCCTACCTTGTCTGCCTCCATGCCGTAGGAAATGCTGATGTATTCCTGCTTCTTGTCTATCAGTTCATCCCATATCTCATTGAGCCTGGTGTACTCCTCAACCATCTCGTTATAGTGGGAATAATCGGCACCGAACATCCCGTCCAATGCGGACACTACAGAGGAAATTCCAGAAACCGCACTCATTGCGCCTCCGACAATATCACCCGACATGATTTGCCCGACCCCGGATGCCGTTTGTCCTAAGCCGCCAAGCGCATCAATGGCACTTGTTATCTTACTGTCGTCAAATCCGAATATGTCGGCGATACTTGAGCCAAACTCATTCAATGCAGGGGCAAAAGACGTCACAGTATTTCCTATATCGGTGATTCCTTGACCGATTTTCTTGGAATCGTTGCCACCCTTTTTTATGGCTTCTATCCCTTTCTCCAAGTCAGAGACGAAAGCCTGCCACGGTGATTTGCCTTTCAGCTCATCCTTTAGCCCTCTGATTGCATCTGTTACGTCCTTTATGGAGATTTCACCCTTTTCTATCTTTTCAATGTCCTTATCAGTGAATCCGAGCGCTTTCAATTCGTCAAGTGTAACATTCGTTCCGTCACTTTCCTTTGTACCAGACATGTACTTGACAAGTGTTTCATACTTATCAATGATGGACTGAATAGCGGAAACGGACTTATTGCTGGCATCTTCAAAGAGGTCTGCCATCGCCTTTGTGGAGTGACCGAACTGTTCATCAAGCTGTTCAAGAGCCTTGTTCTTTTGGGCTACCTTGGAAGCGTACTCCGGGCTGTCGGTTTGCAGTTTGGCTATCTCGTCATTGTATTTCTGTACAAGGTTCTTGCGCTTCTCCTGATAGTTTCCGTACTCAATGAAGTATTCCTGCCATGCTTTACGTTCGGATTCCAACTTCTCTTTACTGGCATCTTTAACCCCTTTCCCGTATGACTTGTAAGCGTTTTCTTCCCAAGCGGACAAATCAGATTCCTGCTCATCGGTCAGTTTTCCATTTTGGGCCTTTTCCCACTCTTTGCGCTGCTTGTCTATCGCATCGAGTTCTTTCTGATAGTCTAAGTCAATCTGAGCCAGCTTCTTCTCAGTACCATCCTCCATGAGGTTGATTTCATCCTGCTGGTTTTTCCGACGAATGGAAAGGAGTTGTTCGGCAAGTTGTTCTTCTTGCTTTTTCTGCTTGTCGGAAGTGGTAATCTTATCCTTTTCGCCTGTAATTGCTTTCAACTTGGATTGTTCCACCTTTATTTCAGCCTCTATGCGTTTATATTCCTTATGGTCGGTGACTTTCTTCAAGGCTTGTTGTTTAAGACTTATGGCGGCTTCTATGGCTTCAATAGAACCGTTTATCATTGTTTGAGTAGTCTTTATACCGATGGATTCCAAAGTTTTTCGTTCTTCTTCGGAGAATTGGGCGTACTTCATCACAAGCTCAGTGCCAGACTTAAATAATGATTCAGCTTCCTTCCGCATATTCTCTTCTTTTTCTTTGGCAAACGCTTCCGGGCTTAAATCGGCTTTCTGCAATGTGCCTGATAAGTCTTCACCTGCGGCTGATTTTACAAACCATGATTTGAATCTGTCACCAAAAGAAACACCTTCCGCTGATTTGGCATCCGCTTCCATCATCTTTTGTACAGCTTTCTTGTATTCTTCCGCTGCAAGTTCCATCGTGGACGCTGCCTTAGCACGCTGCAAAAGTCCCATGATGAAAGTATCTTTGTTTATATTGAAAAGCCTTTCCGCTTCTGCCGCATCGTTTACAGAAACGCCCATGCTGTCAATGGCATCCTTGTTTTCCAAGATGAATTTCTTCTGTGCATCAATATCACCGCCTAATCGTTTCCATCCTTGCGACAAGCGTTCCAACGTGGATATGACAGTACCGGAAGTTTCACCTACTTTCTTCTGATAATCTTCTAACGACTGATAGGTTTCTGACAATGCTTTCTTGACAGTGAACAAAGAGCCAACCCAATCCACTATTTTATCCCCATAGAGTGTAAGTAGAGTTATTCCAACTGTTAAGATGGTCTGCCAGCTAAACAAAGACGATACCACTTGCTTCCATACTGGAATCGCCGACTGCCCCGACTCCTTCAATAGTTTATATTCAGTTCTCGCCCGTTTAATCTCATCTGCTAAAATTGGAATATTATTCGATATAGCAGAGAAAAAAACTTTTGGACCGTAAGCCAAAGAAGGAAGTTCGCGTCCTACTTGCTGAATAGACATACTAAGCCCATTCCACTGCTTACCATAATTACCTACATTACGTTGATGATTGCCAATAGTGGCATCAAGTTTCTTTATTTTTGTATCCGCTTGTTGAATAGACGCAAGCAATTCTTTACCAAAAGGAGAATTGCGCTCTTCTTCTGTCAATTCGCGATAAGCTATCCTCATTCTTGATAAAGACTGGGATAACCCGTTCATGGAAGTAGCGGCTACATTATCAAGTTTGGCATTATTGTTCAATGCTTGTCTCACCTCTGACAAAGCAGTTTTATGTGTCAATAATGAATTGTTTAACTGTTCAAGCCGTTTTTGTTGAGCAGAAGACAAGGAAGAATAATCACCTTGTGACTTGTTGATTTTCTTAATCTCAGCATTAATCAAACGGATAGCGTTCATTTCATCTATCATTCTCTTGACATTCTCTTCTCTTGTGCCAAGAATACCGTTTATCTCGGTTTTTAGGTCATCATAAGCCTTTGCTTGCGCCCGAACACTTTCCGTTTCAGCCGTATTTGTTTGCCTTGCAGCATCTCCATTCTGTGCCGGATCAGCCGTAGGTTTAGATACAACCTCTTGTGCTTTGACAATCTTTTCGGTTGCTTTATTGATTCGACTGACAGAAAGCATAATCTTTCCTTCCGCTGCCGCAATCTTATCCACCAATGTATCGTATTGCCCCAAAAGGGAGGTTAACTGTGATTGCAAACCTTTAGCTATATCAATATCGACCTTGATATTAATACCCATCAATGCTTTTTTGACATTTTCTATCTCGTTCTTCAGTTTGCGCAACTTCTGAACATCACTGTCTACATTTGAAATAATGCCTGCCATATCTATAATTTTTTTTCTATTTGTCTACCTGCATACAAGATACCATTAGTCATAATAACTTCAAACCCTTTACTTTCGACATAGCTTGCATAAGGCTGACCGTTAGCCAAATAAAGCCCATCCTTTGATTTTTCGGAATAAATCAGAAGATTCTCTGTATTTCTTACCGCTTCGGAATGAGAACCGTCTGATTCCACCCACATATCTACTATTTTCCCATTACGGACAACACATCCCCCATTTGCATTATTCAAGTTACCAGTCCTATTTTCATAAGTCTTGTTAATCTTTGCATTTCGGGTGGCATCTCTCCCTATTTGAGAAAGAGTATTATAATACTTATCATCTACACTTTCAAGCAATTCATCTAATCCTGATATATCTCCTTTAAACTCCATTATTTTTTCATTTATGCTAAATTCGACAAATACAAGTTATCCGGCAATATTTCAAATATTTAATATGCGACAACGGAATAATTGTCGTGAAATAATTGGGAGTGATTGATTTTTGAGATATTTTTGCAAAATAACGATTCAAGAACATCATGAAACAGCTTGTATTTCTCTTATTATCACTATTACTACTCTCATCTTGCTTTTCTAAAGAGAAGCAAAATAGTGATGCAAAGACACTGGATGAAGCCTTAATTTTAGCAGGTAATAGCTTAAATTCAAAAGATTCTCTTTTTTTAGGATTCAATTTTGGTATGGATAGTTGTGATACATATCGCAAAATAGACAGCTTGGTTAAAATTGGGAAATTAGCTTATCGAGATGGATATTTGAGATATGATTTTAATATAGCTCCATTGCATTACAATCCTGCTGTTGGGTTTGTTTTTAAAAATGACACATTATCTAAAATTAGCCTTGCATTTTTAAACGAAGAAGGACATCCTGTTGAATTAATAAAAAATGCAGTCTCTGCCCATATTTTTGAAACATTAACCGCCAAAGGATATAAATCGTACAAAGAAAAGAACCTATTAGAATCCGAAGATTATTATTTCATCAAAGATAATATTTCTATTTCTCTGAAAGCCTATGAAAGACTTGTCGTTATGAGTTATAGCAACGCTATTGTGGATATGAAGGAAAAACAAGAACACATTAAAAAACAGAAGCTACAAACCAAACAAACACTGTCTGATTTGTAGCTTCAAAAACCAAATAGGCAAACCATTGTTTTATGAGGTATACCTATTTGAGAAATGATTACCATCCTTACACTTGTTATCATTCATTTGAGTTTTATTTTCCCATTAGCATATTCTTTTCTTTTGTACAAAGGGCTGTTATCACCTGTTTCTAATACATACCTAATAGCATCTATAATATATTTTTTACCAAACTCTTTATACCTACTCATTAACGTAGCAGGGCTAATATTTATGCGTATAGCCCAATCATGGATGGTTAAGGATAGTTCACCAATAGATATAAATGTAGCGGCATTTTTTAAACGAACATTCTCACTTAAAGTAAGCCATCTGCAATTTGACGGTTCATAATTGCCTTTAGAATTAATTCGGTCTATAGTTAAATCATTTTGATAACCATTTACCATAGCCCAATCATAAAAAGCTTGAAAATCATTTCTCCACTCATCGCACATCACAACACCTTTCCGACCATAATTTTTATATGCTGGTCTATTTGAGTTATAGCAACGTTCTTTAATTTTAGACCAAATATTATAAAGCCGAGTTCCAGATTTCCCATGAGTTGTATTAGCTTCTTTGGTATTGTCAATATCCAGACATCCGCAGCTTCTTGTTTTGCCACTATTTAAATTACATTGTCTTACAATCGCTTCATTTCCGCAATCACATTTACAACGCCACAGAGTGGCACCATTACTTGCAAAACCAACGTGCTCTAAAGCTACCAGCCTTCCGAATCGCAGTCCTTCCATATCCTTAATTTCATGGAGCAGGCAACCGCAACTCTTAGTTTTGCCTCTTCTTAAATCACTTGAACGTACAACGGTGGTATTACCACAATCACACTGGCAAAGCCATTTATAATGTTTGTCTTTGTCGTTTAGTAACTTTTCTACTTTCTTAATAGCAACAAGTTTTTCAAATCTCATACCAGGTATTATTTTTATTTTCGCTTTCATAATCTTTTATTTTTTAGTTGAATAAAGGCAATCTAAAAGTCGTGCAGATTGCCTTTTGATAATCGTGTAGTTTCCAAAATTACTTTTGCAATGCTTGGTCAATCAACCCACGAAGTTCTTTCAGTTCTTCTTCGGTCAATCCATACACATTACCCAATGCTGAAGGTTTTTCAATCTTTAAACCGTACTTTACCCCCCCTGCTGTTTCTCTTTGGGTAAAATGGCGATAGCAAATCGTTTACTCATTTTCTTGTTGTTTTTGATTTATAACTATGTTTTTAATCTCTCATTTGGTAGCAATTATTGGCGGTGGTCTTGTTTTGAAGTTCATAATCGTATTTATATGCTTGGATATATTCTAAATCCCTCTACCAGTTTCCCTTCAAAATCAGAAATCAGCTTGCGTATCTGCTTGTTTTGATTATCAGCGTTTATATAGTGTCCTGCCAAATAATAACCCTCTACATAAGCATTGCCTATTTGGGAGAAGATATTACGCAATCTTTCTTGAAATGGAAGTTTGTCACAGTCAAAGACACCTGCCATTATTTCGCCATAAGCACCATATCCAAACCCTTTTTCATCTCTCATTCTTTTCGCTGTTTCTTTCAACCGTTTATTGAAACGGTTCAGTTCGGACTTGAATATCTTTTCGGCATACTTGGTGCAATCATTCTTGCGAAGCATTTCTTCCATTTCGTTGAAGGCGCTAATATACGCTTCTTTGAATTGTGCAGCCACCCTGCCAGTGAATCCCATAGCCAAAAAGGTGAACCCATCACGGGTTAAATAGTACATGGGTCTTTTTTCACCTTTTTTATCGACATATTCAACGGGCGCAAAATTGCGCTGGTTAAATAACTCACTACAATCCAATGATTTAATAGCTCTCAATACATCTTTGTGTGCTTTACCAAAATACTCGGCAACTACCAATGAGGAAGTTACTGCCTTACCTTCTCTCACTTCAATCAAATCAACTTCATACGAAGAAGAATTGTTCCTTTTAATAATCTCTGTTTGCATGTTCATTATATTTATGTGTTAGTACTATAAGTTCTACTTTAATCACCCACATAGTGAGCACCGAAATGCCCGTAACTATACGGATTGTAATATACTGATTGAGGTATTGACAAATCATCATAAGAGCTACGCTCTGTTGGTTGTGCCAAAGCGGATTTCATAGCTTGCTTCTCTACCTCTCTTATCTCTTCTTTAGAGATACGTTCTTTCTCGTTAGCCCAAGCAAGTTTCAAACAGTCTGCCCAAGTCTTCACACCGTGAGTAAGAGAATACAGTTTCATGTACTTCTTTATCTGATGGGCTTCTTTCATTATCTTGCTTAAATTGTAGCGTTTCATAATTGTATGTTTTAGCATTTATACTATTTCGTTGTACTTTGATGATGCAAACATACTACTTAAATAGTATAACACAAAACAGAAAGAACTATTTAATTAGTACATTAACCTTATTTAATACTATTGTAATAGTACAAAAAACAAAGAAACGTACCTTTGTATAAAATTAAAATACACGATTATGAATCTAAGAATAACAGAACATTGTAAATTACAAGGTATTACCCTGCAGGATTTAGCTGATAAAATGGGGGTAGCCCGTTCGACATTAGCTAATACATTATCAAAAGGCAATCCTACCATTGAAACCCTATCTAAAATAGCGGATGCTCTCGGAGTTGAAGTAACAGACCTTTTTGAAAAATCTTCCGATGAAGTTATAGGAGCTGTTCGCATAGGAGATAGCACTCACGTTATCAATAGTAAGGATGATATTAAGAAACTGGCGGAAAAATTATGAATATATCCCTATAAATGATAACAAATAACGCTATATTTTGTTATTTCATTATTTAATAACACTATATTTGCACAATAAACTAACCCAATAATCAATGGCACAATTAATAATTAAGAACATAGGACCAATAAAAGACATAAATATTACATTAAATAAAGTAAATGTAATTATAGGTCCGCAAAGTTCAGGTAAAAGCACTATTAACAAAATTGCATGCTTTTGCTCATGGGTAGAAAAGAAAGTTTCATTGGAACAATCTTTTGACTTTTTTCTTAAAGATGATAATTTCATTACTAATTTGATAGTTTTTCACAAATTAGATGGATATTTTTCCAATGATTCAAAGATTATGTACGCATCTTCTGTTGTTAAGTTTTCTTTTGAATATAGAAGTAAAGTCCCGACTTTTGAATGGGTGAATCAATATAATTATATTAGAACTAAAATTTCATACATACCTGCTGAACGTAATATCGTTTCTATGATATCTGATTGGAAACAAGTCAATTTACCTAAAAACAATATTTTTAATTTTATGTCAGATTGGAATATTGCAAGAAAAGTATATACTGTTGACAATAGACTGGATATTAAATCTTTAGACACCAAATATTACTATGATGAGAATCAAGACATTGATTTTCTAGAAACATTGGACGGAAACAAAATCCAATTAATAAATGCTTCAAGTGGGCAGCAATCTATGATTCCTTTATATACATTAGTCAACTATTTTACTAAATCTATTTATGAAGGAGATAGAAACGACAACATTGATAATAAAGAAAGAGATGCTAAATTATTAAATATAATAATATCAAAATCATTATCAGAAGTTATTGATAATAAAACAAATCTCAATAACGAAAAATGGCTACATCAATATTTAAAAACGATTTTAAAAGTCACAAAGGAGAATGAGAAATTTCATTTACCTAAGGCTGGAGAAACTTTTTTAAGTTCACTATCTGACTATTTTACTCATTTTATCCAAACAAATTATACAAGTTTATACATGGAGGAGCCAGAGTTAAACTTATTCCCTTCTACACAAAAGAATTTATTGTATTTCATAATAAGTTCAATAAAGGAGAAAGAACATAAGTTATTTCTAACAACTCACAGTCCATACATACTTTATTCATTAAATAATTGTATAATGGGTTGGCTTGTGAAGAATAATATGCCCAAAGATATTGCAAATTCTTTGGAAAGCTACAATTCATGGATTAACCCTAAACTCGTTTCTGCATGGCAAATAAAGGATGGAGAAATATTTTCCATTCAAGAGCATCATACTAATAGTATTGGGAAACATTATTTCAATGAAATAATGAACGAAACGATGGACGAATATTATACAATGCTTAATTATTTTATTCCAGAAGAAAAATGAAGAATAGATTATTGGCACAATTACCCCAACATAAAACATGCCTTTGTTCTATATACAATCCTCATCTATATATTGTAGACTGGAAAGATTATAATAAAGGAGTAGTTGAAATTTCTGGCGCTCAAAGAAATGTTATTAACGCTGTTCATATATTAAATGAGAATAATGTAAAAGTTTTTTTTGATGGATTTCCTGAAAATGCATTACCTATCACTAAAAAAAAGCGTTCTAGACAATGTGAATGTGTTGTTTTTCCAATAACTTGTGATCAAGATGAATGGGTTTTATTTATTGAAACCAAATATGCAAATAGTATTCATGCTGCAAAGAATCCTAATTCAGATTATCCCTATTGTATGGTACGTCAAATAAAAGAAACGGTCTCATACTTTAGGATGAAAGGAATAATTTCAGAAAATAAAATCGTTCATGCGATTATTGCTTTCCCTAATCTTATGGAAGGATTTAATTCATGGGTATTCCCTATTAAGCATGATGGCATTGAGGAATCTATCTTAGATATCAGAATCAATGATAAAATAATCATACGAGCTACAAATCATGCTCAAATAGTAGATGATACAAACATACTTTTACTTTCATAAAGTTAAGCCGGATTTCTCCGGCTTTATCCTATTTCTTTTTCCTACGATTAGCCAATTCCTTACCACTGATTCTATTCACTTTTTGACCACCATATACTGCGTGTAATTTATCCCGTTGCATCATCAGCAAATTCCGATAAGGGATAACCTCAAACACTTCTGTATAACTCAGATGAAGCGTGTCAATCAAATGGGCTATCTGCCCGAAGAACGTTGCGTTTCCTACTGTTTCGGTCTTGCTGCCAGCATCGACACGTTCCTCATCGAGCTGACACACTGAAAAGCCGAAATATCCATCATAGAGAAACAGACTTCCAAGGCATCTTTGACTTCTTCAAAAGTGCCGTTCTCCAATTCTTTGACCAAACTATCATTCCCGCAGATGAAGCATGAAATACCTTTCAGCATATCTTCAGTAGCTTCAGGAAGCTCTTTAATAGCCTCCATGATATTATCTCCTCGCAGGGCGATATTGGAAAAATGATGAATGGCACGACAGATAATTTTAATTGTAGGAGGTTTGATGGTATAAACGATTCCACCTATCCCTACATTTTTAAAATCCAGCCCTAATAGGGCATCAGAAACCGTTTTTGCTGCTTGATTATTCATAACATTAAATTAAAAAGGCGGTGAGCAACCACCCACCGCCATCTGAAAACAATCCTTTTACTGAAAAATTATCAACCTTCCGGCACTACAACTTCCGATTCGTCAAACCACTTTTCGGAAGCCAATCCATCTACACCTGTGGAAAGGGGAACGGCCGAAACAGCCAATCCGACAGCCTTATCGGTATTAGAGCCACGGGCATTGATAGCCGCTTTCGGAAACACAACATAAACTCCGTCTTTGGTTTTACCAATCACACATTTATGAATAGGCTTATACTTGCCTCTTTCCCAATTCTTTTCTGTGGCTTTACCACCTTGTAAATCAGCCTTTGTAGCATAATCATACTCACCAATGGTGAAGTTGATTTTCACCTCACCCGGTTCAGACGTTTCCCGGTAGTACTCACCAGTCAAAGCGTTTTTGTAACGAGTTACACTTGCCTCTGCTTCTTCGTATTGATACGTGTCACCATGCACATTCTTGACCCGCTTCGTTGCTGCGTTTTTCAAGATGGTGGCTACTTCTGCGCCTGTTAATCCGGCAGCTGGAGTAGTAACCGTTTTAATCGGTTCTGCATAATACAGTTCGTCAATTTCTACTGCTGTAATCATATCATTTTACATTTAATACATTAAACAAAATTCTCACATTCACATAATGACACTTCAAAGCTGTGTCCGCTTCTGTACCGATAGAATCAATAGAGTAACGATATGTCATACCATCATAGGTGCTTACTACATCATCAAACAGCTTGCCAGCCTTTCTTTCAAGTTCGTTAAGCCGGATTGTGTTCGCTTCATTCTCGCTTAAATTGGGTACACATAGATTCACTTCTGCGAAAGATTTCTTCCAATACTTTCCCGGCTGTTGTTTCTTCGTGTGGATGACAATCCTTTCGGACTTCAATTCACCCGTCAGCGTTTCTCCTGCTGGCACTATACCTATCCCGAAAGCCTTGCAATCCCGGTAGAGGATGTTTCCTATGTCGGTGGTTACTATCATTCAAATTCTTCTTTTAATCGTTTCTCCGCATATAAAGCAGCACTACTCAAAACATCATACCCTTTAGATTCTACGAATGATGCGTATTCCGCTTCGTTTTTCAATGTCAAACCGTCTTTATCGACATCGTAATCATTGGACGTTCTCAAAATGAGTGTATGGTCTTGATAATCCCCATGTTCCTCTGCGTACTTCACGGCTTCATCGCCTACATCAATCATCTTCTTTTCGACCTCCCATTCTCCTTCATCGAAAAAGGAGTCGACATCTGAGAAATCGAAATCTACATCCATAATTCCGAGTAGTTAAAGTAGTTTGTACTCTTCACTGTATAAACTTCGCCTTGACCTCTTACGCTATCACCATCCATGCAACGTACTTCATCACCAGCCTTGACAGTAATTCTCTTCTCGCATACCACATGATAATTCGGACGATACACAGAGCCGTTATCAGATGAAAACTCTTTGGTAGTGTTATCATCACAACGGCACTTGCATACTTCCTGCCAGTATTCACCACCTGTTCCGGGAATAGGTCTGCCAAACTCATCCTTATCCATCGGGGTGATAACTTTTACCTGCAATATGTGTGGAGCGAATATCATAAGAAAGTCACTTTAGGTTTGTTACCCAGTTCGTCTTTCAAACCGTACTGTTTACACAGAAATGAATAGTAATCCTTAATGCCTTGAATGTTCCAAGACATAGAAAAACCGCTTTCGCTGATGGAAGTGGCACGAAGCAATAGAGAGGGGATGAACTTCGCAATTGCCACCGACACCCGTGTTTGGCAATCCTCGTTCATCTCACTCCCTCCGCTTATCTTTGCGTTCAGACATATATCGAAAAGGTCAGCCTCCGACAAGTTAACGCCGAAGGTCTGAAACTTCTGCAATATATAATCGTTTACTGTCATGCGTTCATCTCACTCAAATCGAAGTTCACAATCAGGTTCGGGTTCGCAATCTGCGGAATCCATTCGGCTGTGTATTCCAAATAGCGACCATTGCCGTTCTTGTAACCTGAAATCAGCATATCGCCATCTGCCTGAGTGTAATTACGTCCCGGTACACCATCCACAGCTTCATAAGGAGTGTGGAAGCGCATATAACCGATTTTATCCTGCGGAAGCAGGGAAATACGACCATCTGCATAAATGGGGATATTCTTACCTGTTTGGTCTACCACATAATCTTCCTTGATTTCAATAGCCGGAAGTCCGATACCCGTAAAAATAGCAGAAGCCAGTTGCGAAGTGATAATCCCGGTGGACATATACATCTCGTTGCCTGTAAGCTGCATCTTGAACTTATCACCGAACTCGCTTGACCCGATGATGTTCTTGACGAATGTGCCACGGCTCATAATCATCTTGGGGAATGTGCCGTAAATAGATTTCAGCTCATTCAGTTTCTGCTGCAAGTAAGTGACGAAATAGTCTTTATCCTCTGTGTCCGGCTTGATAAACTTGAACGGCAAGTCGATGTTCAATAAGTCAATTCCTCCGGCATTGTCGTCCTTGTTCTTCACGCTTGCTGCTCCAGTCATCAACAGAGAGCCTACGATAATGTCCATACGCTTGTGCGGTGCCAGCAATACCTGACGGTAATCGTCATAGATGAAGTCCACGATGTCACGCATGGCTGCTTTCTGGTCTTCCGGTTTGGCGGCATTATACTTATCTATCAAGTCCTGCAAGTCAGACAAACGGTCGATTGAGATTTGATAGCGGTCACCCAAATAGGCAATCTCACCATATCCGGAACCGATATTCCTGCGTTCACGGATAGGCTTTTCGCCATAACGGGAGTTGATGGAACCAGCCATCACGCCAGTAACCTGACCGATGTAGTCTTTAAATACACGAGTAGTAGTCCTACGGAAGCCCAAATACTGCTGCCAATAAATTGTGTCCTTTCTTGTCTTGAGGACACGCTGAATCACTGCATTTACAATGTTCGGGTCATTAAACAATGTATGAATAGTTAGCATCATATATTCGTCCTCCTTTCTTTATTTTGCCATTATACCTGCGTTTTTCAACGCTGTCAATAATCCGTTAAAGTTTTCTACCGACACCGTACCAGATGCATCATTCACTTTGGCTGCCTGCTTTACACCTCCAAGAGCAGAAGTCGTAGCTGCTGTTAAAGTATACTTGTTAGCTTGTGCTGCAACCCCATCCAATTTAGCTTTATCTTCCTTACTCATCAAGCCATCCTGGCTGGAAGAAGCCTTTGGAATAGATACGGTTTCTTTTTCTTGTCTAACATCTGGAGCATTAAACTGGAAATGCGGCATATTAGCCTTGTCAATATCAGCGAAAGGCATTGCCAGCTTGGTAGGTTCAATTTCAAACGCGCGCATCAGAAGAGCTACCAACACGATACCGTCCTCTACCTGTTTCCTTTCATACAGGGCTGAGTTTGCAATAACCTTCGGAGTAGTTCCGTCTGCTGCCGTTGCTTCATAAAGAACTGTTCCAGCTTCCAAATCCTCCCCGAAGTCTGCCGCCAATGTCAATTTATCGAAAGCTTTGTCAGCCTTGTCAATAGCGTTGATTGTCGCTCCATGCGCACCGTTACCCAAGTGCATGCCTTTGTAAGCCAAAGAACGTTTCTTGATTTTCAATGTGGTATTGGAGCCTGTCGTAAACTTCTCATATACTTCCACACGGATAGCCACTTGGGATGTTTTCTTCACCAAGTCAGCTGCAATCGGTGTGAATGAGGGCAAGTACGAGCCGACAACGAGGTTGGTTGTGTCCAACTTGTACGGGCCTCTGCGTCTGCGTCCGGTTTCTACGTCGTAGCGTTCTTCCTGCTCAACTTCCGGTTCAAGATTATACTTAAATCCTGCTGCCATAAAATCACTGTTTTTGTTGTTCTACAATTTCTTTAGTGTCGTCTGCAATCATTTTCGCAAACGCCTGAGTCTCATTCTCCAGTTCTTTTTTTGCTGTATCTGGAGGAACTACACCCTTAAAGCCGTCATTCGCAAACTCCTGCTTCAAGTCCTTGAAGTATGCGTCCAAGTCCTCATCGTCCTTAATGGCGCATCGTTTGGCGTAGTTTTCGGGAATACCATACTCCTTTGCCTTTGCCAAAATCTGCTGGCTACGTGTTGCTTGAGCCTTTTCTGCTTCAAACTGTGTTAGCTTATCAGAAAGGTTCTTGTTGGAGTCAATTAAAGCTTGCGCCCATGCAGGCACATCGTCTTTATTCTCTTCCGTTTTGGTAGTAGTGGTAGTCTCGATTGGCTTACCGTCTTTAAGGTTATGTTTCTTCTCGTAGTTGGAAACTGCGGTCTTGGAAGCATCCCCGGCACGGAAATCACCATAGGAATTTAGCACGTCCGAGAAGCTGATACCCTCAACAATGGAGTTTACCTTTGTCTCGTCCGTTACACCCTCTGCCTTCTTAGTGGCAATTCGGGTTAAGATAGCAGTGTCCACCCCAGCGAATTTCTGTTGCAGCCCTGCCAAAATTTGTTCTAAGATTGTCATACCGTATGAATTTGATTTATAAATTTCTACGGTAAATTTCGTTATTAATAAAGAAGGTGAGAAATAATCAGATAGGTGATACACGACAATGAAACGATTGTCGTAAAATGGTATAAAAAAGGCGTGAAACCGAATGGAATCACGCCTAAATATTCTTCTTATGAACTAATCAGAAACCCAACATCGCGGCTGGAGGTATATTCAGCACTCGACATAGCAACCTCGCAATTTTGAGGGTCGGTTCCGAACGTCCGGAGATATAGTCATTCACTCTTGAAGGACTTATTCCAATCTCACCAGCAAGTTGCTTTTGACTCATCCCTTTCTCTTCAAGGGATAACTCTATCAATTCCGCAACGGTCGGTTTTTCTATCGGATAATGTTCTTTTTCGTATGCTATCACAATATCGGACATAACTGTAAGCTCCACCGCATTCTTATCATTTGAAGGCGTATTGTCATCAACCAATGGCAGAAGTTCCTCCACTCTCGCCAAAGCAAATTCATACTGTTCTTTCGTTACTTTATTCATACTTCTATCTCTTAAATGGTTGAACAATCTATCTTATCGTAATCTTTATGAGTACCAACCCAGCGAATGAAGACGTACCCAATTGTAAACTTAACAACGACAACCAACCGATAGTTGTTGCCTCTGATATTGAATACATAGTGTTGATTGCCTACATAATCAACTGAAAGAAAATCCACTTTAATGTCTGATAGATTCTTCCATTCAGCTTTTTCTGCTATATCATACCAACGTTCCAAAGCTATGCGTGAATCTTCATAACCTTTCGTCTCGTAGAATTCCTTCAATTTTCTATGTGATACAATTCTCATACCTCTTTTATTTAATGCAAAAATATGAATTAATTTTGAATTATAAAATTTTTCCAGAAAATATATTCTATAATATAGAATTTAGTAATAAAAAAGCGGAACTAAATTAGCTCCGCCCAATAGTACTATAAAAACATGAAGCAATGAATTATCCCTTGGGGTTAGGAGACGCTGCATTGTTATTCTTTGCCGCTTGCTCCTCCTTGATTTCTGCAAGCTCCTCTTCTACCCTATCAGCATTCCCGGCAAACATGATTCCTTCACGCGTTGACCAGATGCCACCACTGACAGCGGAAACGGCAGTAGTTACCTTATCGTTCAAATCGTCAATCATATAGGGAACCAGTTTTGTTTCTATGTCAATGGTCTGTGATGCCTTGCTGAACTCGGTCGGATTAATTTCCCCTAAAGCAGAAACAATGAAATTTACCCTCCGTTGCAGGAACTCACCGATAACCTCGCCGTGATTTTCCACCGCCATGTGCGCTCCCATAAACATGAAGCGGAAAGCAGTGCCGGAAGCCTTGCCTATGCCTTTCAATGTCTCAAAAGAGATACGTGGAGTGTTTGACATGTCGTAAGCCATGTTAGTAAGCGTTTCCGCTTCAAATTTAATAGTATCAGGCACCTGCGACCACGTCAGATACTGCGCATCCGCACCTTCTCCCGTCAGTTTCACCATCCGGTCTTTTGTTTTCCCCATGAAGCCCTCCACATCGCCAATCAGCTTCAGCAACGGGAAAAAATGGTAGTCGATGCAGTCGGCATAATTGGAAAGAAGTTTCTCCAGCCGGACACGAAAAGTCTTAATCTTACTACAATAGGGTTCGGGACGGTAAGCATAAATAACCGGTAGCTTTCCAAATCCGTGGGCGAAAGAGGTTCTTTCCTCGTAGCCTTTAGATAAATCCCATTGATAGACCTTCTTGTCCGTGATAGTCATAAAGCAGGTGACTTCCGAACCGTCCATGAGTTTCTTCTTGTACTCACGGGAGAAAGCGACCAAATCACCCTCATCGTTGAAGAATGGATAGAGCTTGTCCCCACGGAACGGGGACCATAGTACGCTTTTCAGTTTTTTAGTAGGCTTCACTTTGCCGCCAAAAGCAGTTTTCACCTTCTTCCAAAACTTAGTCCAGAACGAATCATCATCAACCACATACCAGTATTCAGCCACCTCCTGCTCAGATAACCAAGAACGGACAACCTTCTTGTTCTGATATTTGATTTTGTTGGATTTAAATACAGCCTTTACCGCATCCAGTAGCTTCTTTTCATCATCATCAGTTGGAGTGCAATCCATAGACGGTTCTGTGCCGACCGTGAAAGCAGTTTGAATGTTCACTATATCCTGTTCCAATGGAATGGAGATACGGTTCACTGGTTCTGTTTTATACCTTGCTTCGATTTCATAAGTCTTACCAGTTTTTTCATCGAAGTGCTTCTCAGCTTCTTTTTCAAGAACCTTTCTGTCCGGATACTTCTTTTTGTCAACCATAATTTCATGGCGTTCCGGATTCCAATCGTCCCAAAGTTTACAACAGTCGGGAAGTTCAGTCTTCCTACCTTTCTTCAGGTAGTTTATCTTCTGCCCGATATCGGGCAATGCTAATATTTCTTCTAAATTCAATGGCATAGCTTATATTTTTAGTGTGTGAATATTCCAGTTAAATCTTTCGGCTTCTGAATCTTACCAAGAAGCTCACCCAATACATAGTAACGTACAGCATCTATTCCGTGATTATCATGGTCTTCCGGTTCGTTGATATAGCTCCCGTCCTTATCCTTTGCCCAAACATACTTTCTGAACTCGCTTTGCAAGTTGTACGAGCGTTTGGTTATATAAATCTCCATATCTTTCATTTTGTCAATTCCGGCATTGATAGAGCCTGCACCTTTCTCTACGGCATATATCTTGATTCCTCCGTTGTGTATCTCTTGAATCAAACGTGGGTCTGCGCTGTCGGCAATGACTTTCAATCCCCACGGGCGAAGAGTCTTGATGATGTCAGAAGAAAGCAATCCAGTACGGTAATCCACTTCATCCAAGTAAAGGGCGTTATCAACGATACCACAACGAATGGAAGCAGACGGGTCATGCGTATAACCGAAGTCTTGCCCGAAAGCAACTTTCTTTGCCCAAGCCGGGAACTCGTCAACAATTCCCCACTTCTTGAACACAGCACCTTCTGCAACGTCAGCCCACCGGCCGATAACCACATGACCATACTTTTCAGGATTACTCACCTTTATATCCTCTACCTCTTTTAGAAACTCCGGTGAAAGATTCTCCAAATTATCAAAGTAAGTCGTATGAATGTGGAGCACATTCGGATGAGTGGAAATCTGAACCTGCACACCATCAATCTCTACCAGCTTGTGAGTTTTCTCAATGTATTTCTTGTAGATGAAGTGATTGGAATCGCAAGGATTCATAATGATGATAATCCGGTTCTGAATCCCTTTCTT